ACCAAGCGAGCAACAGTGAACGGCGATTGGTTGGAGAGAATGATTTCTCCTATGAGTATCACTGGCAGAAAGATCTCGCGAAGGCTCCCGCTTGTAACTCCATTCCTGACGACAAAATAATTGCCCTCGTTGACACCGTTGGCTACATGGATCTCCCGAATTTTCTGGGAGGTCGTCATAATGTTGTGATCATCTATGAGGCTGATCCTTTGAGCTTAGCTGGTTCTTTTCAGAACACGACTTGGACCGTATCCAATGTCAACGGCAAACCTCAATTAGGCTTCACAATCAAGGGAGGGGCCACCTATCCCCGTGATGACACTGACTGGACGTGGTATGATCTAAATAAAGACATCATCACAGCTTCCAGTTGGAGAGGCGCCACCACTTATCAAGTGGAACGCTATCGACAAAATGACGTCCATGTGGTCACAGTCTTGACTCCCATTGCTGTTTATGGATTTATCGCTAATCTCATTTACGGCCCGAAGAATGAAGTCAAGTCTCATGATATCAAGACTCATGAGAGGAGCGGCCAAGTCGTCTATTCCCTTCTTGAGAAGGCCGTTGACGGAGCCTTTTACCAATTGGCCTGGGAGAACGACCCCAGAACGGATTACATTCGCCTTTCGGAATACTCAGCGACCGCGATCAATTGTGCAAATCGGTGCGACGCTACTACCATCAGTACTTGGTTGGACCAACAACGTCCTAGATCAGATGAGCTAGTCCAAGGCACTCACCGACGGATGCTCGCAGCCAAGTTGTCAGTCATTCTGTTCAACCAAGAGCCCGAGAAGCGTGTGGCGAGTAACATTACCCCTGCTTTCTCCGGTCCCATCCGCCATGCCGACGCGATGCCGGCGATTAAGGCAAGTTCCTACGGTGTCGCTCTTGACGACAGTTGGGTCAGCCCCTTGGTAACAATTCATGACGTAGCCGTCCAGCTGAACGACCACGCGGCAGCAGTTTGTGTCCAACATCGACTCGAAGGACCGAATCGAGACGCCGTGCTGCATTCTTCGGAGCTGTTGCAGTATGCCCCCATTTTCAGAGAGATAGGCGAATTTTACTCCAAGCTTGTCTCACCATGGCGGTATATGTCGGTCGAAGAGCTTATGGAGAGGTACAAGACGTCCTCAAAGAAGACAGCCCGACTCGTAGCCAACCTCACCACCGGTAGAGACATTCAAGACACAGACAAAGTGTTCTTCAAGGCTGAGGGCGTCAAAGCGAACCCGGAGCCGAAGGTGCGAGTTGTCGTTGACAAACATAATCCCACATGGCAACAATTTGTGTTGGGTTTCATCAACACCATACTTGCTGAAGCGTTAGGCACTTCTTACGCGTTCTCCTGTAATCCTCGTGAACTGTCCGAGCAGCTTTTCTTGAAGTTCGCTAATAGTGACGTGATCACCGGGACCGACGCCTCGGCATTCGATGCGAGCCACACCACCAATTGGTGGCGTTGCACTGGTGAAATGTTGCAAGCTATGCTGTCCGAACCCGTTTGGAAATTGGTCCAGCCCACGTTTGACGAGTTGAAAACTAGTAAGCTCGTCATCTTTGGCCTTCAGGCGGATGGAATCTACCGTCGTAAAGCCAAAGTCGATGGGATGAATGGCACCGGTCACTCTATGACAGCCAGTCTCAACTCTACAAGTATGAGGAATTTGATCATGCTCACACTCATCCTCGATTTTGGGTTCACTGTTGAGGAAGCCCATCATTTCATCCTAGAACATGCGATGGTTGGGGGAGATGACGGACTGTTTGACCCAGCTGACTTGCCCATACAAGTTGAGGACAAAGCTGCCGTATGGCTCCACGCTTTTAGGAACAGAGCGAAGTCCTGTGGATTTGATCTCAAAGAGGAGCTTTTCCCAAAAACTAGGTTCAATTTCCTAGGGCGGTACTGGTGCATCGTCGAGGCTGACGGACTTGCCAGTTCGGTGACTGATGTCGAGAGGGCCTTGCGCAAGTGGCATTTGGCCACCCGGCCGGGTTTGGACTGGAGGGAGCACGTGCGAAATAAGGTCATGGGCTTTCTCGCCACAGATCCGTCCACTCCGTTGATCCAGGAGATTTGTCAGGTTCTGTTGCCGCTAGTCGAGGACGGCACTAGTGTGCCAGAGTACTCATACTGGGCCGCCAAGGTTGTGGAGCTCGATGTGCCATACTATCAGCACGACGAACATATGGACGCGGAGGCCGATCGGATTAAGGCTGCTTTCAATTTGAACATCGTGGATGAATGGCTTTGCGCTTGTAGAGACGCGAAACATTACATCAACCCGTCTCAATACTTGGACTATGCCGGTCAAGAGGTGGATCATTTGGACCACCAGTACGTGACTGACTTACCCGGAGTACCGCCACCGTTTCTTCCTCCCACACCTGCCGCTCCCGTCCCCGTGCCGGGTGCTCCTGTGCCCAGTCCACCCGCTGTACCAATCAAGCTCACCATAGACGAGGCTAAGAAGGCCATCGCTGAAGTCGAAGCCGCTGATGTCCGAGAGGCTGATAAGAAGATGGAGCAGTACTGGGCAGCTTTTTTCTCAGACGCGGAAAAGCATTCCGGAACCGCACCTCAATCTCAGCAGAAGGCAAATACCCACAAGTACACCAAAGCGGAGAGGCGTGCATGGCAGAAACAGAAGTCCAGAGCTGGGAAACTAGCTCGAAAAGCTGCCGGGCAGAGGCGTCCACGCCCGCCCAACAAGCGTGAGGCAGTGTTCGATCACACCAAGGGCAATCAGGGTGAGGGACCGACGTTGTCAAGAAAGGAGTTGCCTTTCGACGCCACTGGCTTAGAAGGTGATGGACCTTCTACGTCCCCACCTGTTCCGCAGGACATCTTCTCTCCTCGTGAGTTGATGCCCTTGTCAATCAACGCACACGTCCCCGTCCTTATTGACATGACTTCTTGCCCCATTTGTGCCGGTTACGCCCCGTCGGAAGTCATTGGCCC